ACGCTACTGTAACTATAACGGCCCAATCGTCCGTATCCCACATTATTTACTGGTCGGAGATGCAGGGATCGAACCTGCGACTTCCTGATCCCAAGTCAGGCACGCTACCATCTGCGCTAATCTCCGTAATGTAACTTCCTGTGACAGTTAGAACACAAAACATCACATTTCTGTATTTCTAAAAGAACAAGTTGTTTATTTTTTTCAGAAAAGGATTTAGCTGGTATTGATGATATTGTAAAGTCCTTTTCTTTTTTATCTTTATGATGAAAGTCCAGACAGGCAGGATGATCCTCACCACATCCGATACATTTCAATTTTAACTTTCCTAACCATTCTCTCCAATCTTGTCGCCTTTTATTATTTTTCTCAAGATAGAGAGTTTTATTCTTTATATAATCTTCTTTAAAATGGATTGTCCTACACTCTTTACATCTATGTTGGTATCCATCGGGTCTGGTTTTGTTTTTATTAAACTCCGATAGTTCTTTTTCCTTTTTACATGTATTACATATTTTTGTTTCCATAGTAGCATCCTCTTTATAGATTATACTACTATTTATGGTTCAAGTCAAGATATTTTTTGAACCAGTTTATTTTCCCTTTCTACGATCCTTGTATCGGTCTGTTCTTGGTTTCCTTGAACGACCAGCGTTATCTCCGCCTCGATAGGGACAGCGATCACAAAAACCTTCTTTGTCCGCGTCCCGTGTTCTTTTCTCTCTCTTATATACCGTTGAGTTAGTGGTTAAATCTTCATCATCGTCAAAAAAATCTAAAGCTGTCTTTACGTCCATCCTCGCCTCCGTTTTAGCCAAAAAAAGGGTGAGGCCCGAAAGACCTCACCCTTCGTGGGGGGTTTCTGACCTGTTACGGTCTGACGGGTTCTGTCTTTGGTCCTTCTGCCTTCTTCGCTGGCTTCGTTGCCTTCTTGGCCTTCTTTGCCTTCTTGGCTTTCTTTGCCTTCTTGGCCTTCTTATCCTTCTTTACTTCCTTCTTCACTGTCTGTTCCTGTTTCTTGGGAACTTCGGGCGAAGCGGCGCCAGTCTGAGCATAAGCCGGGATGCCTGTCAGGAGAAACAAACTCGCGATGAAATAAACTAGCCACTTCTTCATAATTTTTTCACCATCCTCTATAGGATAATAATTTCGGCCCCGAATGGGGTCACAGTATTATTTATATCACGAAATAATAAAAATGTAAACATCAGAAAAAAAAATATTTTGGCTCCCGCAACTGGATTCGAACCAATAATTGATGGTTAACAGCCATCCGTGATACCCTTTCACCATGCGGGAGTATTCTGGTGGAGGCGGCCGGAATCGAACCGGCGTCCGCTATTCTTCAAACGTAAAGTCGTTCACATGCTTAGTCCGGCTGTATCTCACCGGAAATCCCACCGGACGGGAATTTCCGGGCGACGTTTTTTGTATACCGTATCCTCACCAAAACACGTCGGCAAAAAACTTGAAGAAAACGGGGTATGTTTCCTATCCCTCTATCACCAAAAACATACCAGAACGGTTTCAAGAGGGGCTGCACTAGGCAGCTTGTGCATAAACGAAGTCGCCGTTTATTGCGTTTCCGCTGATTAGAGAGGCCAACGGATTCCTCTGCATGCACCTCACGTTCTCACTAACAGCGTCGAAACCTTGACGCCCCCAAATTTCCAATGAACTGTGTCAGAGTATACACTATTTAGTCGGAAATGTAAATATGTAACTCAAAAAATTTTTTTCTCAATGATTTCAAGTCTTTCCGAAAAATCAGAAACAGACAGAAAAAATATCTGCTCTTTTTCAAAATTCGAATGTTTACAATCACATAAAGGTCTGGTAGAATGGTCACAAATAGAAAATCTATGCTCAGAATATGAGAAAGGAGAAGTGCGTATGAATCGAAAAGACCTAACTGATTTTGTGTCAAGTGATATGAATATCACGAAGACAGATGCAAAGCTCGCAGTCGATTCCGTTGTGAGCGGTATTATGAATGGTATCGTTCAGGATGGAAAGGTGACGGTCATTGGTCTTGGAACATTCTACCTTCTTGGACGTTCTGCGAGAACCATCAAGAACCCCAAGACAGGAGAGGATGTTCAAGTTCCAGAGAAGACTGTTATCAAGTTTCGGCCATCAAAACTTTTGAAATCTGTCGTCAACGAAAGAGAGTAAGATATGTCAACTACAATATGGACATTCAAGTATGAACCGAAAACATTTGACGAGATGATATTGAACGATGTCGTCAAGCCACAGTTGAAGAAAGCACTTGTGGAAATTCCCAACCTGATGCTTGTCGGTCCTCCCGGTGTCGGAAAGGGGACGTTCACGAATATCTTCTTGAGAACCACCAAGCTGGATTACATCAAGCTGAACTGCTCGGATGAAACATCCATCGACGCCATGAGGACAAAGGTGAAATCCTTCGCAACCGCATTGGGAACAACCCCTATGAAAATAGTGGTGCTGAATGAGAGTGACCACCTGTCCGACAGCGCACAGGCGATGTTGAGGGACTTGATTGAATCGGTGGAAAGCATTACCCGTTTTATCTTTCAATGTAACTACGGACATCGAATGATAAAGGAGATACATTCCCGATGTCAGGTCATCGAGTTGAATAATCCGCCTGCAAAGGAAATCTATCGGCATGTGATGGACATTCTGAAAAAGGAAAAGGTGGAAGTCAAGGACAATAAGGCCATCGTTCATATCATCAAACAGCTTTATCCCGATGTCAGAAAAATCATCCACACTTTACAATTGAATACGATTGATGGTAAGATAGAAACGATAAAGATGGATGAGGTTCAAGAGGTTCATCAACAAATTCTTGATTCGATACTCAAGAAAGACCTTGATGAAGTGAGAAAGCTCTTGAGAAATCATTCCATCAACTATCCAGACCTCTACGCTCACTTATATGAGAATGTGGATAAATTCAAGTCACCGGGAGATGCAATTCTCATCATCGGCGAACATCTGTATCGTGATGGTCTGGTTGCAATAAAGGAAATCAATTTTGTGACGATGGTTGTTTCTCTGCTAAAAAGAGGAATCATATGAAGGAGAGGACACTTTTCAACATTCTCGACACGATATTTCTGAAAACGGGAATGGACTATGAGAAGAGGATTGCACCTGCATATATCCTTTCTCTATGGCTCTCTCACGACAGACAGCTCGTTGAAATAGTGAATGATATAAATCATTTACAGTTCAACTTGCCGGATGAAATGATTTATCGGTATTACTATTACAAGGTTCCAAAGGGTAAACGATTTATCCGATGGCCAAAGAAAACAGAGAAAGACAAACAAAGAGAAAAAGAGATATCAGAATTGTGTGAACAGTTTGGTATCTCCAAGAGAGAAGCAGGAAAATATGTTCGATGAACAAAAACCTGATGTAGGTCTTCGGACTCGACGGGGAAGATGTGCGTCCTGTCCAAAACGACATTCCTGTAGATGTCAATGGAGTGACCACATGCAGACACAAAAACCGTTGACATCAAGGCTGCAAAATTTTATTGTTCGTAACCACAAGACGATATTCCCTGTCTATGACAGATATGGCAGGCTTATTGGAGTATGGAGAAAAAGATAGTTTACATTTTCTCCTATTCCTGTTATAATTACATTATAAATAAAACGGAGTGTGAATATGAAATTGAATGTAGAAAATCTCAAGAGTGTCTTGCAGAAGGCTACTCTCAACTTTTCCATTGAAAGTGTTCAGTTGAAACTGACATCGGAAAAGATTGAGTCAAAGATGTTGATGCAACATTCCAAGGATGCGATTGTCATCCTTGATGTGAAGAATGATGTGTTGGAATTGAAGAAGGGTTCAGAATATGTCTTCAATTTTTCTGAACCAAGTCAGTCCATCATGCCCTATCTGAACCTGTTGGATGAGGAAGAGGCAGAGGTGAAGATTTTCGATGAGAAGATTTCCATCACAGCAGGAAGGCAGAAGTCCAACATATTCTTCTGCGCACCTCAAGTGGTGACGGTGTTTTCAGCATCCGCGCCCAGAGAAGGTATCAAGTATTTCATTACCTTCGACTTGGACGACGCCTTTGTCAACTACTTCAACAAGATAAAGAAAATCGGTATGAGGTTCGGAAAGGTTTACTTCTCCGTTGAGAACAACATCTTCAATATGGAAACAACGGATAAGCAGAACTCTCTGTCCAATACCGTGAAGTTTGACCTGATGGAAGTGAAGGAACCCAACCTGACGCTTTGCTTCGAATATAAGAACATCGTCAACCTGATGGATGTTGTTGGCAGAAGGTTCTCTGATTTCAGACTGTCGTTCACTTATATAAGGGAACAAAATCTTGGAATGTCCTTTATGGAGAAGAAGGATGGTTCTGAAAAATATTACCTGATGTCAAAAATGGAAAATTAGGATGTTTACATTCTGTGCGATTTATGGTATATTGAAGACTACTACGGTAGGAAAAAAATAAAGTCTCAAATTTTTCGAGGAGGTTTCGTATGGACAGAGATGTATGGAATGGCGCTGATGAGAGAGTGGGTTCGTTCACGGGCCGCACGCAGGCTATCGTAAACGGTTCAACCTTTGACCTCACCCCCGGCACCAGCTTCAAGGAGGCTGTTCTTCAACTGTCGAAGGACGCGGGTTTCGGAAAGTTCAGAGTGTTTCTGAACGGTTCGGAAATCAAGCCCTCGATGGCTCCTGAGCTTATCAGCGAAGGTGACAAGATTGAGGTTCGCCCCTACGATGTCGCTGGTTTCTAATTGAGAAGGGGGTGGGTGTGCAAGACACAACGCCCCCACTCAATTCAACCCTCAACAAGAAGAAAGGTGTGTTAGCATGGCTGTTACGAAAGACAAAAGTGATGTGGCAGGTTCTCTCCGAAAGGATATGGAAGAGGCATTTGCTACGTTGGATACCGTAAAGGTGGATGATGTTACTCTCAAGGGAGTGACGATGAGGATTGGCGACAAGGTTCTCAAACTGCAGGTCGTCCAGACCACGCCGATTGATGTCGTGGAAGAAATCAAGGCGGAGTATAAAACCGCTCTGAACAAGAGGCTTGAGAGCATCAAGGGTGTCATCCATCAGAAGGTTACGGATATGACAAACTTCGTTTCCCAAATTCGTGAGGAAATGGAGAAGAAAGAGGAAGAGCTGAAAAAGAGGCTTGACCGAGCGCAGATTATGCCTCCTCTCACGATGGAGCATATGCAGAAGGGTCTGTCCGTTGCACCGGGAGCCAGAAAGAATGAAATCATCTGGTTCGTCCGTTCAGTCTATTGGCCGAAGTTTATCGACAGAAAGCCAATCGAACCCAAGTATGCCAAGAAGCTGATTACACCGATGGTCATCCAGATTACTACAGAGGGCGACCAAGTAAAAATGGTTTCGACAAAAACGATGATAGGTCTTCGTGACTTTTCTCACTACCATCAGGCAAACCCTGACTGCTGGGGTAGATGGGTATGGGCACGAAAGTTCAAGACCCCCGATGATATCATCGCTCTGGCAAGAGAGGCCGAAGGTGTTCTTGAAAACATCAACAGCGGCTCTATCGCCAAGAGAAACCCTGTCGGACTTCCGACCTTCCAAGTGTTACAGAGACACTTGATGAAAGAGAAAGGCCCGTTGAAGGTCGAGGTCGATGAGAGTAACGCACGGACAGGGGTATCGCCCAGAACTGATATTGACCAAGAAGATGCTTGGTCTACCTAATAAGCAGAGAGGAAATCACTTTCCTGTGTGATGTGGAAAGGAGAAGTTGAATATCGGATAATTGTCAGTTAGTGAAATCAAGCCGCCTGCTAGGATAAACATTCTCAGCTATGTTGGTGATACACAGGGGTGCGGGACGATACGAATTATCTTTCCGCACCTGCTTCTTCCCCACCTACGCAAGGATGGTTATCAGTTTACAGGCTTTTATAGTGCATATTTTATAACTCTGAAAGATTACTACCGGAACTTTACATTCGTCCAGTTCCAGAGAGCCGCAACAGAGGCACATCGTAATCTTATCTATCGTTTCTTGTCAGCAATCGGGAATGAAACAAAAACCCCTCTTATCTATGAGATTGACGATTTGTTGACCGACATTCCGAAGTGGAATATCGCTCACGATTATTATATGTCCAATCTCAAGTATACGGAAGAAATCTTGAGAATGGTGAACGGTATAACTGTTTCTACGGAACCTCTGAAAAAGGTTTACTCAAAATATAACAAGAATATTGATGTCATACCAAACCATCTGCCCAAATTTATGTGGGGCGACCCCAAACCAAAACATCTTCGGGAACCAAGAACCAAGAAGCCTCGTATCATTTGGGCGGGGTCGGAGACACATTTTGCTATTCAGAAAGGAAGAGAAGGAAGCGATTTCGGCGAAGAGTTGATAAAATTTATTCGTGGAACGGTAGATAAATATCAATGGGTGATAATAACGGGAGCACCGCCTCCTTTTCTCGTTGACTTGAGAGATAAGATTGAAATCCACAGGTGGAAAAATATTTTTGAGTATCCATCCTTCATCAAAGGTCTGGACGTGGACTTTGGAATTGCTCCTCTACATCAATGTTTATTCAATGAATGTAAATCCAATATCAAGATGTTGGAATATGTGGCTACCGGAATCCCGGCAGTCTACAGTAAAATTGAACCTTATAAGAACGCACATTTACAAGCAACCTCGGATGGTGAGATAATATCTTATATCGAAAAACTTGCTGAGGACGTTGACCTTCGAAAGACTGCTTGGGAACACGACTATCAGGCTGTGAAAGACCAGTTGTGGTGGGAAGATAATAACTACAAAAACCTCAAACAGTATGTGAACGCCTACCTCGGCTTGTTCGGCAAGACTATACCATTCTAGGAAGGTGCGTTATGGAAGTCATTGATGTCTACACCGCATTTCGTAAAGCTCAATCAAATTTCTTCTCAAGACCCTACAAACTACCGAAAGACTTCGAATACTACTGCCAGACAAAGATGTCACCAAACAACCGAGAAAATCTGGAAAAATTAGCAAGGAATTTTTCAACCCGTTGGCAGAACATTGACATAGATAAATATATGAGATATGGATTTGAACTGTTTGGAAAGACATTTACATACGCAAAATTTTTAGACAGAAGACTATTGAAACTATACATCGAAAAAGACAAGAACGAAAAGAGAGAAGTAAAGATAGAGAAGAGAACCATCATCGAATCAGCAAAGTTTGTAAAAAAGTTTATCAGGTCCGTTCAGGTTGAACCAACGGACATTCCACCTCTCGTCCAATACGGAAGGCTCCAAATCGGGCGCCTGTCCGCCGCTGTGTCGCACTATCTTACGAATCGAATCGACAAATATTTTCTTGTCTGGTTGATTGACCAAGGCGTAGTAAGGCTTACTGACCAAGACCGTGCGATGATACCCTTGATTGTTGACAATTATCGAGACTATCTCGAAAAGGTAAAGCGAATCGAAACCTTTATGGTTCGAATAAAAGAGTCAATCAATGAATAGTATGGAGAAACGATGGCAAAAAAGATAAAAAGAAAGGACTTGTTGACTACCTCTCCTTCGGGTGGTAAAATGATTTATGACAAGGAGTATTCACAAGAGATAAAAGAGCTCTATAAGGTCAGCGACCTCAATGAAATAAAAAAGGGGGTGATTACAGCCGATGATAAAACCGCCGGAGTGTTCGTTCCGAAAAAGCTCAATGGATAAAACCCTTGACCTTTTGAGAAAACGCAATCCCATTATACTTGAGTATGGAATGGTTCGACATCCTGAAAATTGGGAAGGCGACGGGTTTTCAACCATCCATTTTGCATATCATATTGCACAATATAATGGTATGTTGATTTCTGTAGACATTGAGTCTGTGAATGTTTTTGTTTCTCATCAACTACTGAAAAAGTATGAGATACCACAAAAGAATGTTTTTCTGATTTGTGCAGATGCTCTGTGTTTTATGGAAAGGATGAAACTGGAATATGTAGACCTTCTCTATCTGGATGCATGGGATTGTGATGGTGGTAAGTTGGAAGAAAGTGCAAAGATGCACATGCACGCTTTCAATATGTCAGAGAAATGGCTTCGTTCCGGTTCTCTGGTATTGATTGACGACATCATCAGTCAGGACACTTTGGCTGGAAAAGGTCAGTATCTTATTCCATACTTGAGAAACATAGGATACGAAGAGTTACATAGGGGGTATCAATTTTTGTTCAGAAAACCATAACGGGAGATATTGAATGGATAGGATTACCTATAGAACTAACAGGCAAATATTGGAACAGATTGAAGAAATTGTAAGAAAATTGAGGCTAGAAGTAAGCGACTTGACAGAAAGAGTAGAAAAACTTGAAAGAAAAGTATCAGAAAACGGAAATGGAAAAAACATAAGATAAAGGAGAAAAAATATGAGTAAATGGATAAAGAAAGATTTATTTGATGAATTTGTGCAGGAGCGTCAAAACGACGAATCAACCAAGAAGGGGGCTACGGTCAGAAGGTCAGACACCGTTTGGCAGACTCCATCAATGGGAACACAGGATAAGGCGAAGGTATACGAAATTCGTTTCCTTCCAGACCCCAACGGGAAGTTCTATAAGAAATTCTATTATCACGGCTTCAAGTCCGGTGAGAGATGGTATTTCCCGCTTTGCACGAAAACCTATGATTTTTATAACTGGTGTCCGTTCTGTGCGGCAGCTTCAAAGCTGTATATGGGAACGGCAACAGACAAGGCACAGGCAAGTGTTATCAAGAGAAAAGAAAAGTTCGTCGGCAACATTTATATTGTCGATGACCCCCGTGATGCTGACAAGACAGAGGACTCTGCAAAGGTAACAGGAACCGTCAAGCTCTACGAGTTCCCAGCAGAAGTTGAATCGAAAATCAAGAGCACCATTACAGATGCAAAGCATGGATTAGGTGCTTCCGTATTTGACCCCGGTGAGGATGGATATAACTTTATCGTGAAGGTCAAGGCGACAAAGCCAACAAAGGAAGGAAAACAATGGCCGGTTTATGCAGATTCAGAATTTGCCCGTAAGAACTCTGCACTTGGAACCGATAAGCAGATTCAGACAATTCTTGCATCCACCTTCGATGTTGACGAGTATATCAAGTCACAGATGATGTCTGATGAAGACACCATCGCCATTCTCAAGAACGAGATGTTGTGGGAACTGGTGAAGGACGAGTGGCAGAGATACAAGGGTAAGTTGGTTGGTGAGAACGGTGGTTCGAAGCCGGAACCCGAACCAGAAGTAAAAAAGTCGGTTCAGATGAAGAAGGAAGAAGATGTTCCAGACACGGTTCTCAAGAACGCTCCAAAGGATGATACGGATGAGGAGCTATTGAGAGAACTGGATGAACTGTAATATTACATTGGAATTTTACAAGAAGGGAGCCATATTTCGTGGCTCCCTTCTTTTTATCCCTTGAATATTATCTTCATCGCCTGTTTTATCTTTTCATCGGGAAATTTATATCCAGTATGATATAGAGCAAATAGAATGGCCCAGATTTCCTTGTCTTCGTTTGTTCCACCAGAATGAGAATATGCGTATTCATTATCATCATCAAACTTGAATGTCTTATATGACCATCCGGGCACTTTTGATTTATATTGTTCCTTTATATGTCGTGTAAGAGACTTTATCCAATCTGAATTATATCGAAAATATGCCGCATGACCAAGTTCGTGTAACATTGTTTTTTCATCTGCCGTCCCCGGCACGGCTATGATATCTGCAAACTCAACATATCTTGAAAATTTGAAAGACTTCCCAGCATCCTTCCATCGAGTTTTCAGTCCGTGCTTTCTCTGCACTTCCTTTATTTTTGATGGAGGGTCATAGTCAGGTAGTGACTCAAACCATCGAATGTCTTTTACTTTTTCCAATAGGTATCTTTCTAGTCTCATAAGACTATTTATAAATAATATCATGATAAAGATATATAAAGCAACAAATACTATCAATGGTAAAGCCTATATCGGGATAACCAATAAAAGTATCAAAACCAGAAAGAAAGAACACGAAAAGGGAACAAAACAGAAAGATTCCCTCTTCACGATTGCATTGAAATCGTTTGGCACCGATAATTTCTCATGGGAAATTCTTGAATTTCATACAGACAGAAAAACAGCTATTAGAAGAGAAGTTGAACTCATAAAAGAGCATCAAACACTTATATCAGAAAATGGATATAATGTTCAAGAAAGAGAAAATCATGGTGGATGTAGAGGAAAAGAACCACTTGAAATGATTGAAGAATTGGACAGTATTCTAACAGTTGTAAATCATTATGGTTATTAGGTTGAACGAAACGTTCAACGCTAAATGAAACGTTTTAACATCCTATTCAAAAACCCTACCAAAAAATTAGTTTCTTTTTTTACGTCACATCGAAAACACTCCAACAAATTGAAATTATTCAAGAAAAAATATTTTTCAAAAAACGGTTAAGTTGGTATAGATTTCTCAATGTAAGGATGGTAAGAAAACAAAATAAACCCGAAAGGAGATTATAGCCATGAAGAAACACCTTACAACCATTATGACAGCCATCGCAGTTATTCTCATCACCGCAACATTCGGTATTGCCGAAGGTATGGCCACCGCAAATGCCGGCGTCAATTTCCCATACTTCCATTTGGGCGCTCTCATTATCGGTGGACTGACAATTGTTTCGCTTCAGAGTAAGTATCCTAAACTTCGAATGAGTGAAACAGTTGGTTCCTTCGCTCTTTACACGGTGTTGGTTGCTCTGTTCACTTCTCCGGTTGCAGAGTTTATCAAGAACCTTATCAGCTAAGGAGCTGGTTATGTACCAACTACGTTACATACTTTCGTTGGGTTCATATGGATTTTCAATCGTAATAACATCCATGCTCTGCCTATACCTAGGCATCTGGATTGATGGAGTGTTGAAGATGGAACCTACATTTACAATCGGTCTACTCTTTCTGGGCATTGTCCTCTGTGTCGGCAGATTGTATAAGGAAGCATGGAATAACCGTAACAAGTAGTCGAGTTATTTACATATTCCCCTGAAAATAGTATAATACCATTATAAATAGAAGTGGTAGAAACTTTCAGGGGAATATCTTTGCGTGTCGATTGAAAGAGACAAATATCTTACATTACAAATGGGTATGTGTTGGCATGAGATAATGACCGTGACCGACAGGTTCGGCAACAATATCTATGTCTGTAAAAAGTGTGGGTCAACTCCTCTCTTTAGGATTGATTCCTTTGTCACACCAAATTTTTCCGAATTAGCTTGGTTCGAACATTTGTATACTTGGGTATCATACGATACAAGATTTGCTCCCATGTTTATGTCGGATTATAATCCTCTGAATAAAGGCCCGATATCTCCTGACGACTTTGCAAATCTGGTTTATATGTTCTTGAAGGAACAGGAAAAGACCGAATGTGAAAAGGAAACTATTTTTGATAAATTGAAAAGGATGTGGAAAAATGAAAAAGATTGAAATCATCAGCCCAGAAGAAATTCATCGGTGTGCAAAAGACAAGGGATGGTGGGATAGAGAAAGGCAGATACCCGAACTGCTCTGTCTCATGCATAGCGAATTATCAGAAGCATTGGAAGGATATAGAAATCACATACCGGAAGGACATCCCGGTTGTTTTTCGGAAGAACTGGCCGATGTCATCATTCGTATATGGGACGTGTGTGGAGCGATGGGTATAGACATCGCAGAGGCGGTTCAAAGAAAACACGAATACAATCTTACACGATCTTATAGGCATGGTAATAAAAGATGTTAGAAAAAGGAAGAAAGACAACCAAGGGTAAACGTATATGCGTTGACTTGGACGGTGTTATACACAGGTATTCAAAAAAATATCACGATGGGACATTATACGATGTTCCTCACAAGGGAGCAAAGGAGTTTCTACAAAAACTCAAAGACAGGGGATTTTGTATTGTTGTTTTTACTGCACGTCCACTCGACGTGCCTGACTACAACAAAGGCATTGAAACTGTAGAAAAGTGGCTTGACAAGCACGACATCCCCTACGATTATGTAACCTCATTGAAGGTTCCTGCTGTTGCATATATTGACGATAGAGCCATACACTTCGATGGCGATTGGAACAAGGTTGAGAAGAACCTTGAAAAGATAGAAAGGGAAAATGCCTCTGAAATCTTTGAAGGTGATATGGATTGGGGATATTACGATTACGATGACGATATAGGAACAGTCCTCTATAAATATATTACAAAATAGAGGATTTTGTTATACAGAACTGCCAAGAAAACCCCGTCCGCTTGCGGCGGGGATGAATTGGCAAAATAATTGCAAAAACCACTTGGCAAATTCTAAATATGATAGTATATTACAGGTAAGATACTAATAAATGGAGTGAATAAATTGTATAAGACGCAATCAAACCAAATAAGACAATTGAGTGAAGATCAATACAATCTTTTAAGAAAGATGTGTTGGCATTCTGCTCGTCTTTACAATTTTGGTTTGTATAGTGTTCGTCAAAACTTTTTTGAAACCAAAACATATCTACCTTATCCACAAAACTATCATTATTGCAAGACAAATGAAAATTATCAAATATTACCTTCTGTAATTGGACAACAAACCCTTAAAGTTGTCGATAGAAGTTTTAAATCGTTTTTTGGATTGTTAAAAGCAAAGAAAAAAGGTAAATATCAAAACAGAATTTCAATCCCAAAGTATCTACCAAAAGATGGGTATTTTCAGTTGGTAATCCCTAAAAATGGTTTTCAAATTAAAGGAGATAAAATTCATATAGGCATTTCAAGACAATTAAAAGAAGAAACTGGGTTGAAGCATATCGTTTTAGATTTTCCAACACAGATAGAAAAAGAAAGTGTTCAGGAAATAAGAATAATTCCACAACAGAAAGCAACATTTTTTAAAATGGAGGTAGTATATGAAGTAGAAGAACAAAATTTAAATCTTAATCAAGATAATGTTTTAAGTATTGATATTGGTTTATCCAATCTTGCTACTTGCTACGATGTTTCAAATAATAGGGCGTTCATAATGGACGGGAGAAAGCTCAAATCAATTAACTATTACTGGAACAAAAAGAACGCAAAGTTGCAAAGTATTAAGGACAAACAAAATATCAAGGGTTACACAAAACAGCAATTCCTGTTGAAGAGAAAAAGAGAGAATCGTATTAAAGATGTAATGAAAAAAACAGCTAAATATATTCTTGATTACTGTGTTGAAAATAATATTGGAACAATCGTAGTAGGACACAACAAGGGATGGAAGCAGGAAATAAATATAGGTAAAAGGAACAATCAGAATTTTGTCCAAGTTCCTTTTGGATATTTGATGTCAATGTTGGAATCCAAGTGTCAAGAATATGGATTAAGATATCTTGAGATACAAGAATCTCATACTTCTAAATGTTCAGCAATTGATAATGAAGAAATTAAACACCATGATGAGTATGTAGGGAAAAGAGTAAAAAGAGGTTTGTTTAAATCCAAAGACGGAATATTGATAAATTCAGATGTAAATGGTGCTATCAATATAGCCCGTAAATCAAAAGTAACGGGAATGCGAGAAATCGCTAACTCATTAAAGGGCATTGTGGCGTTCCCTAAACGAATAAGGATTGCAAATGAGTAATCAACCTTCGTTTGAAGCCACGGGGCTTGCCCTGTGGCGTGTCACATTCAAGAATATAATACAAGAATAAACGGATATAATCTTACAAATGGTGGAGATGGTGTTCATGGGTGGGTTCCCTCTGAAGAAACAAGAAAAAAAATATCTGAAGCAAATAAAGGACAAATACCTTGGATAAAAGGAAAACATCAAACAAAAGATCATATAAAAAAAAGAATTGAAGCAACAAGAAGAAAATTAAAGGGAAGAAAAAGAAAACCGTTTTCAGAAGAAACAAGGAAAAAAATGTCTGAAGCAAGAAAAAGAAATTGGGAAAATGTAGAATATAGAAAATACCATACTGAAAGAATGAAAGGGAACAAATATGGTATAAGATAATTATGAAAGGAAGTAAATCAAAGGGGTCTTCATTTGAAAGAGAAATTGCTAAATTTTTGACAAAATGGGTTTCTGGTCAAGAAAAAGAATTATATTATTGGAGAAGTCCTAGTAGTGGTGCAGTTGCAACATTGAACGTTGGAAGTAAGGAAATTTCCGGTGACATAATAGCTCTACGACCAGAGGGCGCTTTTCTTACAGACAGATTTTCCATAGAGCTGAAAACTGGATATCCGAAAGCATCCTTTCATCAACATCTCAAAGACAACAAAAACTTTGAGATAGAAAATTTCTGGAAACAATGTGTTCGTGATGCTTCAAAGGCAGACAAACAGGGAATGTTGATTTACCGAAAGCTAGGATATCCAATTATTCTCGGCATCGGTTGTCAGACGAAGTTTCTCTTGAAGGATTATCTGAAAGATGTAAAATCTGTCCAGCTGATATTTGACAACGGAACGCCTTCGATTGCTTTCTTTGATATGAAAAAATTTTTTGAGAAGGTTACACCAGAGGTTATAAAGAAACTATGAAGCTGAAACTGAACGCACAAGAATTTGGTGACTTTGTTGTAGCCTTTCTCTATGACAAAATGTCAAATCCAGAGCAAGTGTCTCCATCGGAAGTGGCACCAGAGTTCAGTGAGTTCGTGGAAATTCTACAGAGAAAAGGAACAAGAAGTATATTTCTTGCCTACTGGTTGAAGATGGACCCACAGTCAAGAGTCAGATATCGACTGGCAAGACCCGTGTTCAATCCACGAAGACCCGCACAGACCGTGTGGATAGAACTGAATTGGCAACCAATGCCTCCCGAAGAGGAGAAGGCAAGCATTCTGTCAAGGGCCGGCAAACTATTGAAGAGATTTATCGCCGGTGAGTTTGATGAAAAGGAGAAGAAAAAGTAATGGGTGAATTTTTCAACGATGTATTGGGATTTCAGACGATAGTATCGCCACAGACTGTAAAAACACAGTCTGATGTCGGTAACGACCAACCTGCGGAAAAACAACCGGAGGCAGAACCACAAAAGACAAGTGCAAACGAGCCACAAAAGGATACTGGTGGAGAGTCAGGTGGAAAGACAGAGACACCGAAACAGAGATTGTTTCCTACCGATGTTCCAGAGATAAAAACAAAAGACCAGAAGGATGGTCTTCCGGTGTTTGACGTTGACAAGGACGAGTTTTACCAGAATATGAACCACGGCAGAAAAAGGATTCGGTTCAAGTCTGGTTCTCCTGCCGCAGAGTATATGAGGAAAACCCGATACAATAAACCATTCTATATTCGTCACGGCGAGTATATGAGGAAAGTAAAATGAGCAAGATAAAAAAGATTCTCACAGAGGACTATAGACAGGCAAAATATTTTTCCGATGCTGTTGAATCTTCTATAGAGGAAATATGGAGAATCTATGATGAGATAGAGGGACAAACAGAATATCAAGATGACCAAAGATTCAAGATGTTATTGTTAAGAGTGAAGAATGATATTATGTCATTGAATAACTCATTCGATGACCTTATTCGTATTATTAACAAGATAAATTAGGAATAACAATGAGGTTGAGAGCGTTCATCACCTTGAGAGAAGCGTCGTATGCAGGAAATATTGGCTTCGAAGAGATGGTCAAGTTCTATCGTTCCGCATCTGACAACGAAATCGAAATAATGGAAAAAATCATAAAGAGAAATGATTGGAACGCTTTCAAGAAACTGATAGAAAAGGTGTTAGGAATTTCATTATCATAAAAAGGAAAGCAACTTGTTATGAAGGTGAATGTGTTTGACTTCAATAACCTTGCCATCCGTATTCTTTTCTTGAAGATGATAGGTGCGCAAGGCACAACCCCCGATTGGCAATACTGGAAATTTCTGGTATTCGACAATATCTACAAATCCCTGATACGAAATCCAGACTGTAAGGAAGTCCTTCTGGCTGTGGATAATCGACGGTCTTGGAGAAAACAGTATTGGGAAGGTTATAAAGCATCGAGAAAAGGACAAAGAGATAAGAGTCCCGTGGATTGGGATTCCTTCCATCTCCAATATGCAAAGTTTTGTTCAGAAATAAGAGAACACTTGCCTTTCAAGGTTATAGAAGTAAAGTCGGCAGAAGCAGACGACATCATCGGAACGGTAATTCTCAACCATCCAGAAAACGAGTATATCATCATCTCAACTGATGAGGATTATACTCAGCTCATCTCGCCGAATGTCAAACTCTACAATCCACTACAGAAAAAGTTTGTAGAACATCCAGACCCCGAAAGGTTTCTTGTGGAGAAATGTTTGCTGGGACAAAAGAAGGACGATATCCCCAACATTCGAACACCTCTGGATTGGCCGAAGGGAAGAAAAAGACCACCCTTCGGAGAACGAGCTTTGTCAAAAGTGATGGAAGAAGGATATGAAAACTGGTTACAGAAAAACGGTCTTGAAAAAAGATTTCGGGAAAATAAAATCCTTATTGATTTCAGAATGATACCAAAAGTCATTCAGGAACGGGTTTTGGAAGAATACCATAAATATGAATATCCACTTCCAGAAAAAATCTATGAGTTCTTCGCAAAGAATCAATTCAAGAGTTACTTGGAGTCGTTTACTTCGGTGGAAGAAAAATTGATGAGACTTTATTGAGGTTGATTATGTTTGACGATCTGGTGAATAAAGAAGAACAGGAGAAAAGAACATCATCAAGACCGAAAGGAATGTCAGCAAGAGAAATTCTTGAGTGTCTGAAAGATGAGTTCGAAGACGCTAACCACAAACATCTTACCAAGTCCACTTCCAAGGAGGCATACTGTAACGACCTTGAATGTATCATCATTCGAGCTTTCAACCGTGCAGGACTTGCTGGTGGACAAACATCATAGGAGAGAGTGTTATGGTTCAATATGTAATCATCAACGAAAAGGAAAGAATCAGGTTTGAAAAGGAACATCAGGTTCCATACGGATATGCAACGGGAATATTCATATCCAATTTGATGGAAGCTCTGTCTGTCTATGCGGAGATTCCAAGAGAAGTAAGAGATGATTATATTATCGAAAAAATATCAAACGATGTTATAACCGTTATATATCCAGAAGGAATGAAAAGTAGGTTTGCGGGAGAGTAAGTGATATGCCACAACTGTCAGATAATGCAAAAAAGATTATAAAGGATTTGTATGCAATCAACGGGGAAACACCCGATGATGTTTTCAAGAGAGGTGCAAGAGAGTTTGCTACCAATGACAAGGAATATGAGTTAGCCTATCGACTACAGAAGGAAAACATTTGGCGGGCAAACACTCCTCTATATTTCAATGCAGGAACAGACCATCCGATGTATTCTGCCTGTTGGGTCGTAGGTCTGGAAGATACAATGTCCAGTATCTACGATATTGCAAATGTTGCACGGAAGATATTCCAGCACGGGGCCGGCATCGGTATTCCCGTAGGAAATCTTCGTGAGAAGGACGCCTTCATTTACGAAGGAAAAACTGATAGACCACCCACAGGCAAATCATCCGGCCCTATCAGCTTTATGAAACTTTACGATGCAGTTGGTGAAACAACCAAGAGTGGCGGTAGGGCTAGAAGAGCCGCTATTCTTTGTTCCATGCAAGTGTGGCATCCGGACATTATGGAATTCATTTCCTGCAAAGAAATCGACGGACGATTGAGTAATATGAATATCTCCGTTGCAATTACAGACGAGTTTATGAGAGCCTTGGATGCCCGTATTCCATTCCCTCTTCGTAGTCCTTCAAACGGAGAACAAGTCAAGGAAGTTGTTCCTACTGAATTGTGGGATAAACTGGTAGAGATGGCGTGGAAGACCGCAGACCCCGGCGTTCTTTTCATTGACACGATCAACCGATATAATCCCCTCAAGAAAATAAAACTTATAGAAACCACAAACCCTTGCGTTATTGGTGATACTATAATTGCCGTTGCTGATGGTAGAAATTATGTTAGTATAAAACAGTTGGCGGAAGAAGGTAAAGACGTTCCTGTTTATTGTAAAGATAATAACGGAATAACAAAAATAAAAATGATGAGAAATCCAAGAATAACTGGATATAAACAAAAAATATATTCAGTAAATTTTGATGATGGTAGTAGTGTAAGATGCACCGGAAACCATAAATTTCTTATGAAAGACGGTTCAACCAAAGAAGCTAAAGACCTTCTCTCAAATGATAGTGTATTGATTTCGGCAAAATGGAAAGCCACATTTGAGGAAATTATAAAAAATTCAAACTCAAAATCACAAGAATATTGGTTACTCAATGATGGTAAGAAAAATATATTTGAACATAGATTTATCTATGAACAAATTTCTGGTGCAAAAATTCCAAAAGGATATGTTGTTCATCATAAAGATTATAATGGGTCAAATAACAATTTTGACAATCTTGAGGTTCTTTCGAAAGAAATGCATGATAATTTACATGATATTTCTGGTGATAAAAACCCAATGAGAAGATTTCCAGAAAAGAACATCTTCAATAATTCAGAAGTTCAAAGACGAATAAGAGAAAAATATCATATTGGTGCTAAAAGAACAGAAGAAACAAAGAAAAAAATAGGAGAAAAAACAAAAGAAAGATTTCTTGATAACATATTTCGTCAGAAACATAGCGAAGCCGTTTCAAGGTCTATGAAAACATCCGATAGTTTTCATACATATGTTCACGATAGAGCAATACAACATCTTGAAGAATGTAAAAAGAAAACAAACCTTGAATGTTATCTTGATGGAAATACTGTAATGGTAAAAAGAAAATGTGAATGGTGTAATAAAGAATTTAATGTTTTATTCAAAAACAGGGAACAATCATTCTGTTCATATTCCTGTTCTATCCATTCAAGATACAAAATATTCTCTGTCAATGAAACAGCAGAAAATCACAAAGTCGTTTCTGTTATAGAAAACGGATATGAAGATGTTTATAATGGAACTGTTGATGAGTTTCATAATTTTGGCATTGTCTTGGATAATAAGAAAAAAACCATCACAGGTAGAGAAAAAATAGAGATTGTATATACTTTGCAGTGTGGCGAGCAGCCTCTATGGCCCTTCACATCCTGTAATTTGAGTTCCATCAATGTTGCAAAGTTTGTCAAGGACGGGAAAATGGATTTTGACGCCCTGTATAAAACCGCTTATGATGTTATGGGCCTGATGGATAATATTATCGACAAGATGATTTTCCCCGATGAAAGGTTCAAGGAGAATGTATTGAAATACCGTCCTGTAGGTATCGGTATTATGGGCCTTGCGGATGCTTTTTTCGAAATGGATGTCAAGTATGATGGAAACGATGGTAAATCAATGGCGGAGTCCATTATGATGACCATTACCACAGCATGTGTGGAAAAGAGTGCAGACCTTGCAGCAGAAAGAGGTCCATTCCACGATTATGACAAGGTAAAGGACGATGTTATTGCCATTCTTTCCGAACATACTGGTAATAATGAAAAAGTTATGAAAAAAGTTCGAAAATATGGTGTCCGTAATATCCAGTTCACTACCTGTCCTCCAACAGGATGTCTTGTTGGCAAAACATTGGTTTCTTCAGAAAAGGGAATGAAAAAGATATCTGACTATAGAGATGCACTATCAAATGGTCCAATAAAGACCGTATCTGATGATGGTGTTACTGACATAATCAGATATTTCAATCAGGGTATTGCGAATACAATAAAATTGACAACAAATCAAGGATATGAAATTGAAGGAACATATAACCATAAAATAAGAACATTGACAAATGGAAGTTATGTCTGGAAAACACTTTCTGAGCTTCAAGAAAACGATATTGTTGTAATGAAGAGGGGGTTTAACAACTCAAATAATAAAAAAGTTTCCACTTCAATGGCAGAACTATTAGGCTTCTACATGGCAGATGGTTGGTGGACAACTAGTGGTAGAGGCAAAAGACTTCATTTTTCCGTCACCGAAGAATCAAAAAATTATATCATATCATTATTGAAAGAGATTTTTGGTAATAATATTAATGTCATTTACAGAAAAAGAACAGAAAAATATGGAAATATAGAAATTAATTCTAAAGATGTATTCGAAGAATTTAATAGATTGAACAGTATAAAAAATGGCGCAAAAAATACATTTGTTCCCTCTGTTATTTTGGATAGTGACAGAGAAACACAACTTTCTTTTATAAGGGGATATCTTGAAGGTGATGGATGTATAAGAAAAAATAGAGGTGAAATTAATTTCAAGACTATCTCCGAAGAGATGGCAAAAACAGTTCAGATTATGTTATTAGGATTGGGATATCCTTCTTGTGTGTCAACATATTTACCAATGAAAAAGATGTTTATTGAAAATAGGCAATTACAAAATATTAACTTGTCTTATTCTATCTCAATCGGGGAATATTATTCTTTGAAACTTTATAAAGAACTTTATGGTAAAGAGTTTCAAATTGACAGTCCTGCAACATATAGTTACAGGGATTATGTTTTAATTACAGAAGAAGAGAGAATTTTCTTTGAGAAGAGAAGAAAAAAGATAGTATTATATGATAATATGTCTTTCATAACAAGACAGATTTATGAACATCTGATTCCACAAGAAAATTGGAATTGGTTTGTTAAAAATGACCTGTATCTACAAAAAATTAAAAAGATTGAATACAATGTTAATAAAGAGGTTCATGACCTTGAAGTGGCAGACGAAAATCATACTTATATTGCTAATGGATTTATTACACATAATACTACTGCTCTGACCGCAGATGCTTCCTATGGAATCGAACCGGCTTTCGGTCTTGTGTTCCAGAAAACATTGTCTGAAACCGGAGAGACAATCAACATCGTCAATCCAGTATTCAAGAAAAGATTTGAAAAAGAAGAATGGTATAACGAAACCCTGTTGGATAAAATCCGTGCAAACGGTGGTTCCTTGAAGGGTCTTCACGGTGTTCCCAAGAAGGTTCGTGATGTGTTCGTAACTGCACATGATATTCGATACCGTGACCGTATAGACATTCAAGCATCCCTTCAGAAATATTGTTCCTCTGGAATTTCGAGCACGGTAAATCTTCCGAATACCACGACACAGGAAGAAGTGTCCGAGCTTTACAAATATGCATATGAGAAGGGATTGAAGGGTATTACCATCTATCGTGATGGATGTAAGAGACAACAACCAATTACATTCAAACAGGCCGGTGTGGAGGTTCAATCCAATTTTGTTCGACCATCGAAACTTCCTGCTCAAGTGTATACATTGGAAACAGGAAATGGTAAACTATATGTAACTGTAACATCACACAACAATCGTCCCGTCGAAATCTTTATGACGATGGGTAAATCAGGACAATTGTTCAATGTATTTACGGAAGCATTAGGTAGGTCTATTTCCATAGCCCTTCAGCATGGTGTTCCTGTAGAGGAAATCATCAAAACAATGAAAGGTATTAATTCAGATAGACCTTGGTGGTTTAGATTTGAGGAAACAGACAAGAAACCAGCACAGATTTTGTCTATACCAGATGGTCTGGCAAAGCTTCTAGAAAGGTATTATACAGACAAGTCTGAACCAGTAGAAGAAAACTATACTGACGATAAATTATTCTGCACGAAATGTGGAACATATTCTGTAATAATTATAGAAGGTTGTAAGACCTGTCTGAATTGCTCTGAATCAGCTTGTTCTTGACAACGACTCATAAATATAGTATAATAAAATACTTTCATTATGAGAGGTATATATGTCTAAAATCAGAAAGATTCTTGAAGGTAGTAGGTCGGGAGAAGAAGTTGCCCGTGCGTTGGGAATGACGAGACAGAATGTATCTCAAACTCTCAAGCGAGCGATGGCAAAGTCTTATGACGCTACGAGAAAACTTCATCCAGAATACTCGCCATTTGAGATTGCACAGGAAATGATGGAGATGTTCGAAGTTGAAGATGATGATGCTGCAAACTTCTTCAATCTCTTTCCTGATGAGTATAAGGAAAAAATCAAGGCAGATGCCGCCAAGAGACTTCCCGCTTCCCGTAGAGCAGCCGTTACAAGACAAGAGAAATCACAGGGAATCAAGTTTCCAAAACTTCCTTCTGATAGAGTGAAGGCTGCACAAATTCTTTATCATATATTCACAAACTATGATGAAGAGGACATTCCAGAGATACCGGATGAGTATATCACCTTTCTTGCCAAGCTGGGCATAGAAGCGGATAACAATGATGAGATTGCAGACAACCTGAAAAGATACATCGACAAGATGTCATAATAGAAAGGGGAAATACATATGTGTAGAGGATTGAAATATGTTGAAAAGGACGTTGAATCGTAAACCCAAGAGAGAGGAGAGGAAATCCAAAACCATCTATGAGAAATACTCAATAGCTGTCCAACACGATGAGAAATCATCGGAGATAGCACGACAGCTGGGTATATCACGACAAGCAGTTTCGCAGGCTCTGAAAAGAGGATTGAGAAAATTCTATTATGGTGTTCAGAAAATGGATAATACATGGACACCGTTTCAAGTGGTCATGGTCATGGCCCGAATGCTCCAACAAGACGGGTCAATAAAAGAATTGAAGACATTCATTAATCTTCTCCCGTCAGACGTGCGTAGTCTGGTCGTGGAAGATGCGATAAAAAGAGTTCCTTTGTTCAATGAAGAATGAAAGATGCTTTTGTAACCATAGTAAAGAATCATAATAAGAGAACGGAAATCTTCAATGGGTTTTCGTTTATTGCACATAAGGTTGATGGCGATTTCTTTTTCTTTTTCGAAGATGAAGATATAAATGTGATAAAAAATCTTCTCGAACCTTATGATAGAATATTTACAACAGCTATTACTTCTGGTGAACTGATATTCTTCCAGAAGATATATGATAAAAGGTGGATCATTGGGGGGCCAATAACACGACTTTTTAGTGATCAGTTCTTTGAAAAATTTCTTCCAAAGGTCAACATCTTTCGAGGTCAATTCGAAGAATATCTTGGTCTTGAAAGAGACAATATTTTTACACCATATTGGAATGAATGGTTATCGAATGCTGAACAAAAAGGTCTTTTGATAAATCCGACGATAGGATATGGAGCATCTTGTGGAACAAATTGTTATTGGGGAAAATGTGTTTTTTGTAAAACAACACATTCAGAGATGGATACGAGAAATATCAAGATTGTTTATTCTCAACTTCCAATATATGATAGAACAACACTTGTTCATTTTCGATTTGGTTCCATGCCGTCATATGAACTTCAGGACCTCATTGAGTGTGTAAGGCAGGATAATAAAAACACGATATTTCGTGTATATATAAGAGGTGATAAAGATATAAAGAATGTTGTGGAAAAAGCTAAAAGACTTGACAATATTCTCTTTCTTATTGGTTTGGAAACATTTTCACAAACTGTATCGGATAAAATAAACAAGGGTATTGATATAAAAACTGCTCTTGAGATCATCAAGATAATAAATGAAAAGGGCGGGATGATGGAGATCACGATGATGAGCAGATTTCCATATGTAAATCAAAAAACACTTGAAGAAAGTCTCGAAAATGTAAAATGGATAAAAGAAAATATTCGGCCAAATAAGAGATTTTGGTTTTATGATTCCGTGGAGGTTTTATTTCCTACTGAAGAAATATCGTCCAAGTTTGGAGATTATTATGTAAAATATTTTGATTTAGGAGAACAATATTTTATTCAAGAGAAGGCAATAGTAAATATTCTTTCAGAAAAAGAAATAGATTATTGCTCTCTTCCTCTAAATATATTAGAAAATGCCGGATATAGAGTCATAAGAAGAATATGAAAAATTTTTTATTCTCATTACAGATGAAAAATGAATCTGATTGTTTGCCGTCTTGCCTGAATTGTTATCATTGTAAGACCTTGAAAGGGTCTGTCTACTGTAAGAACGGACATTTCAAAGAATCAAACATCAAGAAGGCGTTGCTGTATACGCCATTCGAGTTTGATTGTGAGGACTTTGAATCAATGGACTAATCAACAATTTGTAAGGAGTAATTTGTTATGTATATCTTTCGAAAAAAGAGAAAATTTCTGAACGACCTATCTTGGAGAGATGTTCTAACCAACATTCTCCACAACAGACATCCCCTACATCATCGACCAAGACCTGTATATGAACATCATAACTACGATGAAAACGTTGAAGTTGTCTTTGCTCGCCCCGCTGATGACGCTCCCCGTGTTACCGGACAGGAAGGTAGAATAGTGAATAATGGTGGAGTCTATGTTATGGACCCTTCAATGTATATGCTCTATAACGGTTCACTTTCTACCGCATATATTGTATCAGATATGCCTGTACCAACCGGATTTGAGGGAAGTGTGTCTTCCAGACCGGAGCAAAGACAGGAAACAACATCTTCACCTATTCTCGATGATGACCTGTTTGAGATAAAAGAAAACGACTTCTCCACGAACAACAGGTAGGTGAAATATGATACCGTTACAAGTTGTGAGTGAATTTGTTCATCAACATTTCTCCAAGGTCAAAACAACCAAAGGTGGAACACAATTCAATGCCCGATGTTCTCTCTGTGGCGATTCCAAGAAGAGTCTCACCAAGAGAAGGTTCTATCTGGATTGGAACAACGGTGACCCCCGTTATCATTGTTTCAACTGTGGTAGGGCAGGGTCTTTCATCAACCTCTATTCGGAAATATTGGGCATCAGTTTCGGAGAAGCAAAAAGAGTCCTGTTAGGATATAATCCAGAAAGAATCAAGGCCGAATTATCCGCTCAGAAAACCATCGAAAAAAAGAAAGAACCTGTTCAGGTCTATATGGACAATATAAAGAATGACTGTATAGGCCCCGGTGATATTCCGAATGGTATAATGGAGAAACAATGTCAGAAATTATTGAATGAATTTATCCAGAGAAGAAAGATACCATCCCACTTCAAGGTGTTCGTTGCCACGAAGGGACGATATAAAGGAAGAGCGATTATTCCAGTATATAAGGAAGGTCACATCATATACTTTCAGGGTCGTGCATTGACAGACATCGAACCGAAATATTTGAACCCGATTATAGAAAAAGGAAGTGTCATTCTCAATGAAGAACATTTTGACCGGGAGAAATATATCGTGGTTACAGAGGGACTTCTGGATGCCTTTATGGTTGGAAGTCAGGGAACCTCTGTATTGGGAGCATCTGTCAGCGAAGAGTTCATAAACAAGATAAGCAAGATGACAGACAAAGGTGTCATACTGGTTCTGGACAATGATGTTACAGGAAGAGAAAAACTGATTGAATTACTTGAAGAACCATTTACCAATTTCTGCAAATTCTTTGTCATGCCTGATAAATACAAAAGGGTAAAAGACCTGAACCAGTTGGTAGTAGAGGAAAATGTGGACGATGTTTACTCATTCGTGGTTGACAACAGCTACGACAAATTCAGTTGTAAAGTAAGGTTGGGATTGAAATGAGTGTATTGGTTACAAACAATTATCTACAATATTTGGGTGGTAGTGAGACATTCACATATACTCTGGTGAAAGAGATTCAAAGACGGGAAGGCGATGTTGATGTTTTCACTTTTCATAGAAGTGACATATTCAAAGAACTTCCTTTCGTCACCAAGTTGAAAGAAGAGTATGATATCATTTTTGTCAACCACAATACTTGTCTCAAGCATGTCATAAAACACACAAAAGGATTCAAGTTTCTGACCTGTCACGGGACGGTTCCAGACCTTGAACAACCAGTAGAGGGTGCGGACCATTACGTTTCTATCTCCGAAGAAGTCCAAGCTCATTTGAGGTCGAAGGGATTTGAATCTACCATCATTCGAAACGGAGTAGATTGTGAAAGATTCAAGCCGATAAAACCGATAAACAAGGAATGTAAGAATGTTTTTTGCCTATGTCAGGGAACAGAGGCAACGGAAAATATAAGAGAGGCTTGCAAGAGATTAGGTCTGAATTTTTTCAATATAGATGGAAAAGATTTTCCCATAGGTCATAATAATAAAAAGTCTTACTTC